AAAAAACTATACTATCGTATTGGCTTATCAGGTTTGTATCCAGGTACAGATCATAGTCGGTTCCTATCCAGGTAGGAACTGTATACCGGTAGCTCGTAAGGCGAGTTGCTGTAAACTGGTGCGTAGCCAGACTACGTACTGTAATAACTGGAGTCCCGAATTACGCGACTCTGTAAACCCCGGTGTTCCGCTAGACGGATCACTGTATAACTGCTGCTCATCTAGGTGAGGAGTGTAAACTGAATAACGTCAAGCGCTATTCTCAAACACCACGACGTTCTTTCGGGAGCGTCGTTTAACTGCTGACTTTCTAGGGAGTCAGTGTAAAAATTCCGCAAGTTCGCTTGTGGATCTAAAATAGGAGAAACTTTCGAGGTTTCTCCCGTCTGTCTCGTGCTTAGCTCGCTTTTGACGGACAGTGTTGCACACGCGTTGTTACGGAAGACCGAATTTTGCTCTTCTACGCCTCGCCTACGCTTCACATCTCTGTCTCTCGCAGCCGCACTGTCTCTGTGTTTTGCGACTTGATAGAACAACTGCACTTCCATCATTTGGAACTGCTGAGGACCGGACTTGCTCCTCACGCACCCAACTCGTCGTCGGTGCATCGTTCTTCTTTCGGGAAGCACTGTCTTTTTGTCTCCGGATTTTACTTTCCGGGGTCTGTCTAGCGCTCTACTGAGCCCTTCTACCATCGTCTCTTGGCCAAGGACGATCATACACTTTCATCATGACGAGTACAAGTGTACCCACCACCTTTGACGACCACACTCGCAATGCTATCCTTGACCAACTGCGTCAGAACACCTCCATGGATTATGGTGCCATGCAAGAAAATGTCAAGACTGCGATGCTGAAACAGATCATCGCGTCTGAGCAGACGAAGGAAATTTTTGTCGCTGCTGCATTTAACGAAGCCACGCAGGCACTCGACGCGAAAAGTTCACAGGAAAAGATCGTTGTGCACCAAAGGTTGTCTAAGGAGGACCAGGACCGTCTGAGAAAGACCTTTTGCATGTTCAGTCTGGACTTTTCCAGAGCCACAGACTGTGCATCTCACGCTTTTTGGCGCGCGCACAGATTCCTTTCTGAGAGGAAAATGTTGCGCGCAGCAGGGATCAAGCCCTGTTCCAGACCTTGTAATGGCTACGATGTCGTTTACAAGGATGTCGGTGGTAACCCTACCACCCATCTTAACAGAGGGGAGTTATACGTGCACACTTGTGCCCCTCTGCTTTCTAACAATGACGACAAACGACACTCCGCGTACAAAGAACGTTTGCGCAGAGGTAATCCGAGGTTCAAGAACCTCGTTTACGAAAAGCACGTGAACGGTGACTCACAAGTCATTTGCAACCGTCGCTCTGAGAATTGTTCGATAAAAGCTGAAGTTCTTATTTTCCTGCATTCATCTTATGACATGTCTCTCGGCAACATCGCTGACGCCATGCACAGGGCTAACGCCCGCACCGCTTACGGTGTGTTTCACTTCAATCCGCGCGTTCTCTACGAGAAACGCGGGAAGTTGTTGAACGGTATGTGTTTCGAGAAACGTGTGGTGAATGGGCGAGTAAAAATAAGATTCTGGTATGAAAACGACTGTCAAGAAGGATATGAACACGATTACATAAGGTATGTCTCTCTGCTTCGAACTTTCAGAATACAATCGTCTTCTGACAAACCGCGTTATTACAACGTGCAGTTCGATACCTCAGATGATGACACCGCCTTCTTCATAATCCGACAGTCTATCAGCGGAGACATTCCGGCCTCCAACTGTTTCAGAGTCTTCACCAATGAGTCACTTGAAGGGAAACTCCTCCTGTACACTTGGGAGTGGAGTACTCTTAATACGGGTACTTTCAGTAGTTCCACGTTGTCCAGGATGAAACCCGTCAGGTTAATAATTGAGGAGAAACTCTACAACAAAGGGATGGCATTCGCTGCTACCTTACCTGACTCGAAGCTTTCCGTGAAAAACATTCTCATAGCACTCACGAGTTTTAACAGTCGCGAGGTGATTAGTGGACAAAATATCGGAGTTGTTGATCCGACTGATCCTTACACCGTGCGACTGCTTGCCGTCACAATTTTCATGCTTACGTATGTGCAGAACTACGAAGGCTCTAAGTGTTTGTCCAACCTCATGCGTGATGAGGATCGCGTCCGTGAGGAATCCGATTCCGGGTTCTTCGTGCGACTCTTCCGCATCAAAGTCAGATTGCCGTGGAATCATCGTGTGCAGAAGTTCAGGGGTCGAATGGACGAACTCCGCAATGAGATTCAGTCATTCGAAGACAAACTCTCTGTTGTCGATGATCTCACGACCTCAAACATCAAACGCATGATCACCGAATTCAAGAGTTGGACCGATGTCGAAAGACGTTTCGAAATGCACATCGACCACATGTGCAACTTCCTGACCATTAACCAGGAACTGGACTGTTTGCTAATGGACGCGTCCCCATGCGATCGGGGCTTTGTGTCCTACAGTCCAGTCGTAGACATCGTTGACACTAACAGCATTCGTGAAGCTGCCCTCAATGCGTATGAGAGTGTGAAGACCGCTGACACATCCTACGACTCCGGGTCGTACAAGATTGACAATTGCGTCGTTGACCTTGCTCCTGTTCCCAATTCGTCGAATGGACATTGTGTTTTCCAGTCGATGATTGATAGCGGAGTCGAACTGAACGTCGAACAACTGCGATTGCGGTTGGCGGCGAGTCCGTTCATGGTTAACTTGCGACACGCGTCTCTTCAACGCGACTTGTTGAATTGTATGGACGGGAGCGAGAAGGGTTACGGTGATCTTGACACTTTCATTCTTTTTTCTCTCGAGTTCCAACAAGGTGTGTGTGTGCACGTTGATGGACTCTGCAAGACTTTTGGCCCCCCTCCTTTGAAACACTTTGAAATAAAGGAGAAACATTGCACGTTTTTGAAATTGTGTCATACCTTTGACGCAATTCCTTCCTATTCACTCAGTACACTGGATGATAAGGAAAAAATTGAGTATGATTCATGCGCCAGGGATGCCATGTTTGATGCTTTCTTTGACTTGAAATCCCAATTTCCGTCCAATAATGTCTACAAGCAACGATTGGCTGCTGCCAAGCGTAACTACTGTCCACTCAGCGAGCTTGGAAACGGCAACTATCTCTGCAGATCAGGACTGAAGACTGCAGAAATGTTCGCTCGCTATTTTGACGAAAAGTTGAATTCGGCTGTAACCATTGGTGGTCCAGGCGGAGAAGCACAGTTTCTGTGTAATAAAGGCATCAGAACCTTCGGTATAACGAAGATTTCATTGATTGACTTTTCTCCCGCCTTGTCCAATTACCACCATTTTACCCAACTAACTGGTGACGAGTATGACGGAGACATCATGCGGATGTCCAATATCCTCTCTTTCCGCGCTTCCGTTCGCACCGTTTACCCCGCAGGAGTTGATTTCTTCGGGGGAGACGCTGCGACCGCTTCAGATCACGATTCTCAGGTTGACTCCGGAGAGATGGTTGAACTGATTTCGTGGGAGGTCGTGTGCATGTCTGTCCTTCTCCGTAAGGGCGGGGATGCATACTTCAAGGTTTTTGGACTTCTTGAACATGGCATGCCTAGGATCATCATGGTCCTGAATCGCATATTCTCCAGCATGCAGATCGTCAAACTTGAAACCAGCCGCGCCGCGTCCACTGAGCTCCACATTATCTGTAAGGACTATCAGCTTGAGGATGACATTCCCTCATACGTTTACTCCCGCCTCATCGAGAGTAGCGTGCTGCCGGTCCCCACGGGTATTGTGATGAACTGCCGTCACGCTCAGAAGATGTTCGACTCTTTTATCATCAAAGGTCTGCGACAGTACGAAATGGCTTTTAACACTATTGGTACTTCTAACGAATTAATTAATCGCTTCCCTTCCTCGAAGATCGAAGGGTACAGGAGTGTTCTGTGCTTACCGTCCCGCATCACCGCCGGGGGAATCACTGACGCTGTCCGTCGAACGTTTCGCAAGATTTACAACGTCGACAGCGACAGGGATTATCTGGCTGAGTTGCGGGACTTTAAGTACGTGGTCGAAATTCCCGAACCCGCTCCTTCGGACGTTAACGTTGCTCACGCCGCCCTCGATTGGGAACCGGAAGAGGGACTCCTCTTCGCTGAAGTCCCTGAGTCCGCTAACGTCGTGAAGACGATTTTTTCGAGGAATAGAAGCGATCCTTTTTTAACTAGTACCGAGAAGGATGGGTCCTTCACCGTTATTGGAGAAACCCGTCATACTGGAATTACTTATGACGCACCGAAGGTCGATGTCCCTAGGGTGGACTTCGACATCGCGCGAAAGACGTCAGGGGAAGTCGCCGATGTTCCCGCTCTTACTGCGGGTCCCAGCAAAACAAAAGTCCACAAGCTCACACCTAGTGATGCAATGACTGAGTGCCTTGAACTCACTAAGTGTACCTTGTCAACTCATGTCAGCAACCATTCTAGACTGTTGCGCAAGTTGGACCAGATTCCTATGAAGTCGTCTTTCGTTCGAGAAGAAAGTGGGGTCTACTCTTACTGCGAGTATCGCAAAGACTCCGGACCGACGCTTTTGCTTGGTGTTGCGATTGCTAATCGCAGTTTCAACAAGTTTTTCTATTCTGACGGGTTCCACTCCATGAAGGACATCGACCGTGTCTTGACCGACGGGGACAGGTTTCTCTTATCTGAGTACTGCGAGATTGCTATCGAGCAGGAACTGATTGAGACTTACTCTTCTGTCGACATAAAAGGTTTTAAGATGCCCGACGGTGTTGGAATCGTCCAAGCGGGACCTGGATGCGGAAAAACAACATTTGTTGTCAATAACTCCATCCCGCCCCACATGCCCGGTGCAACCAATGTAATTCTGTCAACTGTCGAGGGAAAAGATGACTTTATTCGACGCATCGAAAAGAAGTACAAGGTGACATTGACAAAGGAACAACTAGTCTACATAAGAACGATGGCCAGTTTCTTGGTCAATCCCAAGAAGAATGCTTTCAGTGATCTGTTGATTATTGATGAAGCGCTTATGGCCCATCCAGGTCAGCTGTTCTTCGCCATAGCTATCTCGCGGGCGAAGGAGGTGAAATTGCTTGGTGACTGTTTGCAGATTCCGTACGTCAACAGGACCCCTGCATTCGTCACTAAGTGTCACAAGCTGATCGACTTTGTTCCTGTGGTTGAAACTTTGTACATCTCTTATCGATGTCCTACCGACGTCGCTGCTCGTTTGGACAAGAAGTATCTGGCCCACAACAGACCGAACGGTGTTAACCGCGGTCTGTTGTCGACCAGGTTCAGCTTGAACACTTGCAAGGTCATCAAACTCTCCAACGACAATTTCCCCAAAGACCCCGAGATCCAGTACCTCGTTTTCACTCAGGCTGAGAAGCAAAAATTGTTGTTGCACAAGTTGCAGGTTTCTACTGTGCATGAATACCAAGGGAAAGAAAGTAAACGCATCAGGGTTGTCCGTTTGAACCCGTACCCTCAGGACGAGATCTACAAGCGTGAAAACTACGCACTTGTCGCTCTCACTAGACACACCGATTCGCTCGAGTATTACACTCGGGTCACCTCAGACGCTTTGTCACAGATGATCAAAGTTGACGGTGTGACATGTCACGTCGCAATGTCTGAAGATGAGAATCGTCGGTGTTTCCATGTGAGTGCCGGTGCTATTGAACATGAGGTTTTCCGCGTTGCCAATAGCTCTCCTAACCCGATGTTGTCTACCATCACCGTCGTCCCAACTCCAATCTCTGCAATTAAGGAGCCGCGCCTCTACTTTGTGCCGCGGTTCGGGAGAAAGGACGACTGTAAGTTTAAGCCTTTGGTCATGCAGTCTGATTTCTCAATCCAGACCCGCAACGGTGTTGTCAACATTTTTGTCGTCTCTTCCGACCACCCGGCCCAGAAACACAATCTTAAGACCATCACTCGCAACCTGAAGTCTTTGTCCCCCACTATCTCCCGAATCGGCATGCCGAGGATCTTCGTCGCAGGGTCCGTGGAAAATGACATCGAAAGATCGGCCGTCGGACTGGTTCTCTACAAGAACATCAGGTCGAAAGCCGTTCTGTGTTCCACTGTTAATCAGTACGATGTACCCCGCGAAGTCTTCGACTTGCTGACGAAAAACGGAATCTGCAGTTCTCCTAACTCCACTTTCACGTCCACGACTTTCATTGAGCCTGAAGCCTCTTTCATTTTCGAGATTGAGAGAGATTTCGACGTCACTACCGCCCAGCACTTCATCACCAGTTTCTTTGGTGAGTGCGCTTACGTCGACCAGGCTTATGATGCGTGGGATGTGCGGAACTCCCCGTTGAACATAGAAGTTGGACGTGTCCAGTTCAACCCGGTCGTTTGCGTTCAGCTGAACCGAGAGTTCGACATGATGCGCCCCGTGTTGTACACCCCCATGCCTTTTATGAGGGATTACAACTGCAGGGAGATCATGTTAGCTCTTGAGAAAAGGAACCGTAACGTGCCGAATATGAACGGAGTCGTCGACTTTGACGAGGGGTCGTCCGCGATGCTGGAGTCGTTGATTCGAGAGTGTTTCGACGAAAAGCTGCTGCAATTTCATTTGAAGGAGAGAGTGGCCGTGTCGATGAACTCGGTTTACGAGTGGTTGTCGAAGCAACCTACGGGGACCAAGGAACTCATTGTGCCAGATTTCGCACTGCACCAATCCGCTTTGAACTCATATACGTTTTCAATCAAGAGAAAGCCAAAGCCGAATTTGACGGTCGACGCAACCAAATCCTACTTGGCGTTGCAGACCATTGTCTATCACGAAAAACCGATTAATGCCATGTTCTGCTCGATCTTCAGGGAGATTAAGAGCCGGGTGACGATGTCTCTCAAACGACACGTGAAGATCTTCTGCGATATGTCCGCCGAGGATTTTGAGGACGTGTTGAATCGTGATATCCCACCCAGTTCATTGTCTGCCTGCATTGATAAACTCGAGATCGACATCAGCAAGTACGACAAGAGTCAGAGGGAGCTCGCGCTCGACTTCGAGTGCAAGCTCATGTCTTATTTCGGTGTGGACGCTGATATCGTCGAACTCTGGTTCAACGCTCACGTCCTCACCGAGGTGTATGACAAGACCACCAAGATGAAGGCGTTAATTCCATATCAGCGGAAGTCGGGTGACGCGTCCACATTCATCGGAAACACTTTGTTCCTGATGGCTGTGGTCTGCGATCTGATTCCCGTATCTGAATTGGAGTTGGCGCTCTTTTCTGGCGATGACTCACTGCTCTATGGACATGACATGAACCGGTATCGTGACTCTCAGCATTTTGGTTTGAAGTTCAATCTTGAGATTAAGTTCTTCGAGTTTGAGCTTTCGTATTTTTGTTCAAAGTTCTTGTTGGTTGTCCGCGACAGATGGACGTTTACTCCTGACCCCGTGAAATTCATGACCAAACTCGGACGTCACGACCTCGTGAATCCGCTTCACGTGGAGGAGTATCGCATATCTTTCGTGGATACCGTGCGGAATTATCGCAGTTACCATGTGTGCAAGGCTGTCGCTGTGGCCCTTAGAGAGCGCTATGGTATTCGCACCGATCACACCGCCTTTCTGATGACGCTTCATTCGATGACGTCGCTGACCAACTTCCCGAAGTTGTTCTACAGTATTGACGGTGATCGGATCGATTACTCCATTGTGTTCTCCAGGGACTTCTGAATCTACAGAGAGTCTCTCATACATGACTGTGTAAGTCCGACCATGAAGTTCCTTGTCTTCTTCTTTTCTGTGGCCAATGCTGCCGTTTTTGTTAAAGATGTCGCCGATCAGCTCTCTTCAACTCGAGAGCGAATGGCTCTTTATCAAAACCTTTCCCCATCCCTCGTGAAGTTCGGTTCCCACCAAATCTCTCCCTATCACACTGATCCCACATGTGTCAGTGTGTACAGGACCAATGATTGGTTCTTCGCTGGATGTGAACTCCCACCCCATTGTCTGGGTAAAGTCGTCTCAATCATCGAAAAGAAATGGTACGGTCAGGAAACCGTCTTTTGTCACTCTTCGTACCATCCCGACAAGACTGAGACCTATGAGTTCTACTCCATCGACTTCCCGATCAGTAAGCGTACCGTGAAGCCGAAGAAACCCGTCGAATTGCACGGAAAGGTGATTCCTATTATTAAGAATCTCCATCCCGTCTCCTTCTTCGAGTATTTCGTGGTCGCTCGCAACTCTTCGGGGTTTGGTTTGGTCCCGAACTTCTGTATGGACCGTCTCCGCAACGGTACTCAGTTGCCTAAGAATGTTAAACTCAGGCACGAATCCGACAGAGTGTGTGTCGACATCGTCTCTCATGATGAGCATGACTGCCATCCCGTCATGTTCCCTACCGTGATGCAAATGATAATGCATTACAACTTCCCGGTCGAATTCGACGACGTGCCCTTCTCACAGGGATCGTACGCCGCCACTAATTGCAAAGCAATGGGGGCAGACGCGTACATGTCTGAACACGCTTCGCAGAAGCCTGTGCACGTTTTGGACAAGATCGGGGGTTCTTTCATGGTGACTTTTGAGAGGCTGTCGTCTGACTCACGCATGTTTGTCGTCAAAAATTCTCAACGCCTGAGTACGACTGAGTCCCGTTGTTACGACTTCCATACTCACTACACCTCCCCCCTTTCCAATATTCTTTCCCAGGTTGGTAGGTTTCTTCGAGACGAGCTTGTTGAGCTCTTGATGTTCTTGAAGAAACTTGCCAAACCCATTGCAGAAATCTTCCTTTTTGTCGTGTCAGAGCTGCTTACCCTCTTCACAGACCTCATTCCCTACACCGGGGATTTCTACACCGGCCTTTTTGTGTTTTTGGTTGTGTATATCGCTTCCTTTAACGTCGGTGTGTCAGCCTTGGTGGGTCTATTGGTCTATCTTTTCAGAATCTACCTCGATTCTGTTATATTCTGACATGTATGTCTTGCTGTGTACTCTTTTTTGTGTCTTCCTCCGCAACCCTGCTCTGCTCCACACCCTTTTCTGGGTTTTGGTTTTGGAGAGGTACACGAAGGAGATCCTGAATCTATACAGAATCTTTCATACAAGTCAAGATGAACTCAACTCGGAAAACCTCCAAGACTTCCGCTCGCAGCCCTGGCGCGGTTGTTTCTGCCGCCCGCAACACCACACCGAAGAAGGCTGTTGCCCGTCCTGCGCCGAAGAAGACGCAGGACTCGTCTTTCGATCTAAATAAGATCGTATCCGACGTGTCCTCCACCTTCTTCAGCGCTCTAAACAGACCGCTCGTCCTTCTTTCTCTGGTGATGGTTGTCGCCTTCGTATTCACTCATCAGAGTGATTTTTCTTCCGGTGCTGTCGGCAAATATGTTGCCGAACGCGCCGAGACCAACTCTCTAGCTAAGTGGGTGCACGAAAACCAATTCAAGTTTCTTGGATTGGCTATCTTTGCCCCCGCCGTGCTCAATTCGCCCGAGAAGCTACGCGTTGTCCTTGCACTCGCGACCCTTCTCTGGGTGATGTTGGTCCCTCAAGCCTCCGTCCTTGAGTACGTTCTGCAGGCACTCGCTCTGCATTCGTACTTCCGCGTGAGGCTCCAGCAGTCACGACTTTTCATCATGGTTGTGGTTGTTTTCCTGTACTTCATGGGGTATCTCACCCTCGTGAAGTCTCCGGACCAACAGGTCCAATCGGGCAATGGTACTGTCTGAGAGATGTAGTCATAACCCTTCTGGTGCGGTGAACTCTCCCATTGTCCTGAGACGTAGTCGTCGGTCCTTCTGACCGCGGTGAACTCAAATATTACTGCCCCTTCTGGGCGGAGACGTAGAGATCGTTCCTTCTGAACCCTCGAACTCCACCGAGTCCCTTCTGGACGAACGTTTTGATTTGCCCAAGACGTGAAGTTATTAATTCTTCGAATATTCTAAATTCCTATCAGCGCCGATTTTCTTGTCGGCAATTATCATTTTCTTAATTCTTTTACCTAAATTGGCAAAAAAAAAAAAAAAAAAAAA